ACATAGGAATACAAATTCATTCAAACATAAGAAGTGATCTTGATAAATTAAGATCTAATGGTTGCATAACTGTCCCGCCAGAAGATTATGCGAGATTGATATACAATATGGAAAAAGCCCAAAAAGCACTAAGTGGCACGGGTGAAAAATTGACTTTGGTGATTGAGAATGATGGATCTGGCCGCGCGCTCTATAGGGTTATGCCTTCGTCTAAGGTCATCAATAGAAAATCCATTTCCCCAGAAGAAGCTGTTAAGAACTTCAAGGAAACAGGGAATATATCCGGTAATAGGGGTGAGGCTGAAATCCCTGAGTTGACAACTTCGGCTGTTGAAAGTGGCTTGTTCGACGCCACTGGAGATAATAAAAAACTTATGGACACCCTACCGGAGTCTGTGCTTAAATTGCGTGTTAAATTAACCGGCGGCAAAACCACCACATTACAAGATCTGGGTGTGACAACATATTCAGAGCTAAATGAGAAAGGCGGCCAAGCATTCGCTGGAGGGAAGTTTGGCAAGTTTAATGACCCCAATGTGACATTCATGGCAGGCGAAATCCAAGATATCCTCGGAGGTGCGTTTAACCGCACTACGGCTCAGAATGATAGCTACCATCATGGCCCGTATTCCAAAGAATATATGAGCGAACATCTTCAAGGCATTAGACTTGATTTTACAATCAACGGTAATTACAATTCTGAGGTTAAAAAATTAGTCTCAGAAATGAAAAGCAGGTATGGTCTTAATGAGCCTAGTGATTTTAAAATCGTCAGAAACTTCAATCATGGCACTGGTAAACATGTAGATATTAAATTCACTAAATCGGGTAGAGAAAAGGTTCTTAGGATTCGCGAAGAAAGGAAGAAAGCTGGGTCTACACCAGAAGACACCACCACAAGCCCAAAATCAATAAATTCTGGGTTTGTGACAGGAGGCGCGATAGAAAATATTACACCTGGTGAACAAATATTATTAGATATCGATAAAGAATTGCCGGATGAAACACCTGGCAACGGCGCTGTACTTGGATTGCATGAGACGGTTAATTTAGCTACAAATAATATCAAAAATGCTGGTCAAATCTTGGCCAGCGCAACAGCGCCAAATATAGTGCTCCCAGGCAAAACTTCTACTAAACCAGCATTTTCACCAGAAGAACCAGCGACCATGGTGGGCTAATGGCAAAAAGGGAGCCAATAGCTCCCTTTTTTTAAACCAAGCCCGAGGATGTATTACAGCCCGTTTGGCACGATAACATAATGAATAAGCAAGACAATAGCCAGCGAAGCGCATAACCCGATCATCATCTTACCAAAGTCTTTCGCTAGGAATGGAAAGACACTACGTGTTTTTTCCTTACCAATAAAGGATGCAATAGCAAACTCGCGCCCAGCCAACATACCGACAAACACCCACGTGGTCGACATTGGGATGTCATTAAGTTCTTTGAAGAAGTATAAGATAACAAGATACACTAGATCAATAATAGTCGCGCTTCGGACATAACGAGTATTATGCTTTTCCAATACGATCTTTTGGATCTTACCACCACCTTCACGGAACATGAACCAAAGCCCGCCGACAAAAACCACACTGATCATTAACATTAAATCTATAGTCATTTCGCGTGGTAGGAACACGGCAATATTCGCCATGTCATGGCTTAACCAAGTCCACCATAAGAAACCTGTTGTCACCCATTGGGCTACTCTCCAATAAGTCTTATGGTCTTCTTTGACTGGTTTTGCTTCATCCATACAACGACTTATAACATACCAGATAGAGTAGGCGGCTGTTGCAGCCACTACATACCCCATCATAGATTTGATAAGCATTTGCTCAAGGACAAATGTAGTGGCGAATGCGCTCAGAACTAAGAAGCTTGTGGATACAGGCACACCGATTCTTGTTAATAGTAACAACACCAATGGCGCCATTGCGTGATACCAATGAACACCTTCGAATGGTATCTTGTTCAGACGACCATAAGTTATATCGCCATGCATGATATATCCATACCACAACGCCCACAATAAGACTGCTGAAGCAGCAGCCCACATAATTTTCCAGTTAAACTTTTCATTGTTACTCGCGATCCATGTACCCAAAGTCTGTACTGAATCATTAGCAATAACAGCATATGCTGCCAGGAGGAACCCAATAGCGCTCCATAAAGTCAGTGCTTCCATTTTTATAATCCTTTTGTTTGCTTGATGGCTTTACCCCATCGCTCACAAACGCCATTTATTCGAATGTTTATCTATTCGCCGACTACTACACTGCGTTCTTCAACGGTAGTTTCAGGTACAGTTTCAGTTTTGTTGTAATTGAATAAGGCGACGAAAACTATAAAGCATACAGCCGTAACCAGTAAGATTTTATTAATAGTTGTTTTTTTCATATTATTTCCTTTATGTATATAAAAAAGGAGAGAGTCTAGACTCTCTCCCATAGTTTAGTCGTTAGCTAGATTCTTAAAGAAAGCCAATGATTCGTCATCTTCATCGTCATTAGATTGTTGGTATGAAGAAGCTGAAGCCATAGGCGTCGCCTCCGCTACTTGTTGAGGGGTGTCATTCCAAGGGAGTGACTCCGCTGATACTGCAGCAGGGGATACAGGAGCACTAGCTACTGGCTGTGGTGCGGCGTGTGGTTCTGCACCCTCACCAAGAACTCGAGCTAGTTTGGTCTTCAGTTCAGCATAGCTCTTGAAGTTATTAGGATCAATGATCTCAGCTAGTGAGTGTTCTTTTTTCCAAACAGCTTCAAGTTCTGAATCATCTTCAAGTAAAGGAGATGCAGAATCAAATTCGGATTTATCGTAGTTACGATATCCCTCGACCTGTCGAATCTTGAGTTTGAAGTTAGCGCCAGCCCAAAAATCAAATGGGTTGATAGCTTGTTCGTCTTCGAACTGAGGATTCATAGCTTCGTTCAATTTATCAAAGATCTTTTTACCATAACGATATAGAAAGACTTTACCTTCATTAGCAGGATTACCAGGATCTTGCACAACATAGATGTTTGAGTAGAATTGTAGACGACGCTTTTGTTTACGGGCGATATCCTTATCCGATTCAATACCGCTGTTCCACAGTTTACTATTATATTGTGAAACAGGATCGTCTTGGCCTAGAGTGGTCAAAGACTTCTCGATATACCAACCACCTGGACCTTGGAAACCATGATCAAAGACTCGAACGAATGGAACATCCTCATTAACAGGCGCTGGTAGAAAACGAATTACAGCGTAACCGTTTCCTGCTTTGTCTACTGTTGGTTTCCAGAAGTTCTCATCACCTGATTTGGATTCACCACCAGAAACGGAAGCTAACTTTGAAGTAAGTTGATCGAGTGTTTTTTTGCCAGAGTTGGCTTTGAGTGTAGAAAAATCTAACATATATATATTCTCCGTATTTGCGTTGTATTTGCGTTATATTACAAGTTTACCAGCCCTTTGCGAACTGATAAGTATTTATACCCTGTTTTCGTATTAAAGTCAAGTGTTAATTGTAATAATCTACAATTATTTTTTTAATTTCTACACGGTCAGTTTTAATAAATGGCGTGTATTTCCGAAACTTCATTTTTAATTCCTCATAGATCAAATCATACTGTAATTTGGAATTCCAATGTTTAGAAGCTTTGGATAACTCTAGAAGTAAACATATAGTTTCTAGAGTTATTTCACCACCCAGATACGCTCTCAGCAGTATTGGGTGTTCGTTGGCTTTGATAATAAAATTATCATCAAAACTTTGATGTAGTTTAGCTAAGTCTTGTTTTACTGTGTACTTCATTGATTGTTGGATCTTCAACCACTTGATATACGTTTCATTAGCAGCATCACTATAAGAAATGTCTCTTATCCATAGTTTAGGGTTTTGGGAGAGATTAGACACAAGCAATCCATATGGATCATCGTGCTTGGCTAATTTCTCAAAAAACAACTTATCATTCCTCTTAATGAACGAAGATTCTTTAACCCTAACTTTACCGTTATACTTGAAGAAATCATATCCGTCTTTAGTGAAGTGATTTTTCATAGCTAAGTATATTTGATAGGATTCGAATCCGGTCATATTGGTAATTGTGCCCCTCTTTTGAGAACATTAATATCTTCAGCCTCGGCT